CCATCCTCACCGACGACTCCGAGCCCATCGACCCAAAGCCCTAGCCGCCGAACTCCGCAAGGACAACTGGCTCATGCTCCAATTCGGCGTCGCCAAAGAGCTGGGCCTCAGCCTCACCACCGTCCGCACCACCTTCACCGCCGAAGAACTCCTCGGCTGGAGCGCCTACTTTTCAATTCTGAACGAAGACCAACAAAAGGAAATCGAAAAAGCCAAACGCCGCCGCTAACCCCGACGGCTTTTTTACGGCGTAGACTACCTAAACAGGATGCGCTGCTGTGGCCGACTACCAGGCAAGAATTAACCTCCTTGTCGCGGGTCAGGACTCTTTGAGTCGGATTCAACGGCAGGTAGAAGACCTCGAAGGCGCTATTACTGCCGTCGAACGAAGGTGGCGCACAGCTAGCGCAGCCCTAACACGTAGCCGCACCGTTCTCGGTGTTACCGGCACAGATCTTCCCCGTGGCGCCGGCGGAAGATTCGCGCAGGACCCAGATAGGCAGCAACGTATAAACGCCCTTGCGGCACAAAGACAGGCCGCTATCCAAGAGCGTATAGCCCGGCTTACTGCGTCCAGAACTAGACAAGAAATTGATAATGTAAACACACGTCTAGCCGCGCAAGAACGCCTTAATCGACGCGTAGAAAATCAAATAGCATTGGAGTCAAGGTTAAATGCAGCCGTAGATCTTTACCGCACAAATTTACGCAAATTTGAACGGGGTGGCAGCGGCAGGCAAGATCCGGCTTTGGTGCGGAATGCTGAAGCTATTCAAGAAGCTTTCGCGGCATTTGAAGCAGGGGGCTCGCGCAACCTGGACTTGGTCAGGTCACTAGCAACCGAGCTGGGGCGTGTCGGCGAAGCGCAGCGTGAATTGAATCGTGCCCAATCTCTCGGGAGCAAAGGTTTCGAGGCAGGCAGACGTTTACAAGAACGTTTAAGTGTAGTTGCGCAAGCGGGTACTACTTCGCCTGAGCGCGTTCGTGCTGCGCGGTCCATGGCCACAGAGGCCATATCGGCTTCACGTAGCGGCGACCAACAGGCATACACCGAAGCCATCCGGCGTGCGACTGCAGCAACGTCGCGCCTCGAACGCGAATCCCGCGAAACGGCAACAGCACTACAGGCCCAGCAAGTTGAAGCAGCCCGCGCAGCTGCTGCTACCGCACAGTTAAGAGCCGCTGAATCCGCCGCTAGTGTTGCTGCGCGAGACAAACTCGCCGCTGCCGCCCAAGCTCGCCAAGAAAGAGCCACTTTCCTCGCCGGCGCTCCGGTAAGTCAGTTCCCAATCGGCCCTGCACAGGCATCTACCCGCCGGCGTTTCAGTGGCGACACGTCTGTAGAACGAGCGGAGGGCGCACTACGTACTAAAGAGCGTGAGACCCAGCGGGCACTAAATGTAAAGTTTTTTGCGGAAGAAAAAGCGCAAGTCCTCGAACTAGACCGACTTCGCGCTGCAAGCGCACAAAAACAAACTCAACGAATACAGGGAATAGGTAAAGCCGTCCAAGGCAGTTTAAGTTCCGCTGCAATCGGCGGCGCGTTTCCGCTGCTATTCGGACAAAGCCCCCAAGCCGCAGTGGGCGGCGCAATCGGCGGCCTTCTGGGCGGAGCAGGCGGAGGCTTTGCCGGGTCTTTGCTTGGCACAGCTCTAGGCGAACTGGAAGCGGCCAAAGCCCGTACAAAAGAACTCGCGGTAGAACTCGGCTTAAGTTCCACCCAGGCAAAAACGTTAGCGACTGCATTTGAGCTGGCGGGGCGCAATAGCCAGCAACTTGAAGCCGCAGTCACAAATATCCAAGGTCTGGGCTTGTCCACAGAGGAAACTACGTCCGCAATAAAAATAGCCGTAGAACTTTCCAAAGAATACGGCGGCAGCGTCGAAAAAATTGCACAAGCATTTGCGGATACCTTAGAATCAGGGAAAGTAAGTGTATCGACATTAAATAAATTTACTGCTCAAGGCATACCTATTCAGGATCAGTTAGCTGAAAAATTAGGTGTCAGCCGCACAAAACTACTAGAGATGGCTAAGGACGGTAAGATTAGCGTCCAGCAAGTTAGCGATGTCCTTGTTGACATGGGCCAAGAAGCTGAAAAAACGGCAGACAAAGGTAAGACAGGTTTTGATCGCTTTGTAAAGGCTGTTGAAGGCATAGCTACGGCCATTGCGAGCGCTGCTGGGGCACTCTTAAAAACCCTGGTTCCAGCCTTGGACACTGTACTTACAAAATTATCCAACATAATCACACGCGCAACGCAAGCAATAAACCTTCTTACGGACGCACAGGTAGGAGAAGCATCAGCGGCTTTAGCACGATCTGGCATGTCTCGCGGTACGTTATTTGCAAACAGGGGCAATATAGACGATTTAACTCAAGGACTAAAAAGTTTACAGCCGCTGTCCGCTAAAACTAAAGAACAGTTCGATCGTATTGCAGACACAGCGCAACGCTACAGAGTAGAACTATCAAAATACGGAGGCAGTTTAGGTGAATACGCTGTAAGGACAGCACAAGTAGAACTTACCCGCGTAACAAAGGATCTCGCCGCAGCACGCGAAGCGGTGGGCGCCCCGGCTCGCCCTGATGCAATTACAGATATAAACGTACCAGCAAATTTACCGCCTTCGGGCGCGGGTGCGGGTAAATCGGCAGCCGATAAAGCCGCAAATGATGCTGCACGGGAAGCTGCACGTGTCGCAGAAATTGTTCGTGCCCGCCAACTAGCGACACTGGAACTACAGCGTCAAGCCATATTCAGTCAAAAAATAGCAGAAGCAGAGATGGCTAAAGACCCCATCCTCGCCCGCCAGTTACAGGGTCAGCAAGAGATTATGCAACTAGGCATTAAAATTGCTTCTGAACTTGAAAAAGAACAGAACACCACAGCACAACTAGCCATGGCGCGTGAATTTCAAGCGAAAAAAGCCCTGGCACTACTCGGCATCGAAATAGACATAGCAAAAATTACACAGCAACAGAAGGAGCAATACGACACCATTATCTCCGACTTAGATACCGAACTTGCGTTAAAGTACGCGATTACAGAACAGGAACGCACACAATTGCGTATTGCTGCCGAAATGCGCAAGCTGCAACTGTCCGATCCTTTTCTGACCGAACCACAGCTGCTGCAAATTCAGCAAGCCAAAGAACGTCTAGCTGCACCCAAAACAGGGCGTGAATTAGTACTAGAACGCACTGGAGCCCTAGAAGACGAACTAAAAAGTTTAACCGATGTAGGTAACGTCGCCATCACCGTTGCTGACGGCATAGGCAGCGCATTCAGTACATCCTTCAAAGGCATCATCAGCGGCAGCATGACCGCCAAGGAAGCACTGGCAAACTTCTTCACCAGCGTGGCCGACATGTTCCTCGACATGGCAGCCCAGATCATCGCCAAAATGATCACAATGGCAATCCTCAACGCCGTCCTCGGCGTGCTACCGGGCGGAAACTCCGCGTCTGCACTGGGCAGCAATCCGAACGTGGGGGCGTACAGCGGTACGGGTATCGAAGGAATCACGATGGGCACGTTTGGCGGTGCCCGCGCCGCTGGTGGCCCCGTATCCAGCGGCCAGACTTACATGGTGGGCGAGCGTGGCCCGGAGCTGTTTGTACCTGGCCGCAGTGGCACCATCGTCGCTAACGATAAGATGGGCGGAGGCAACACTAACGTAGTAGTCAACGTGGACGCTAAAGGCAGTAGCGTAGAAGGGGATGCGCAAGGCGCTAACCAGCTTGGTCGTGTCATCAGTGCTGCGGTACAGTCAGAGCTTATCAAGCAACAACGACCCGGCGGTATTTTGGCACGCTAATGGCTACCTTCCCTGATTACAAACCACGTGTCGGCGCAAGCAAAAGCAGCGCACCTACTGTACGGTCTACCAAATTTGGTGATGGCTACGAGCAGCGTGTGCGGTTTGGCCTCAACCAAGATCCAAAGGAGTGGACGCTGGAGTGGAATGTAACCGAGGAAGTAGCCGACGAAATTGAAACCTTCCTAGAAGCACGTGCTGGTGCAGAATCCTTTGACTGGACACCACCTGATACCAGCACCAGTTACAAGTGGGTATGCAGCCAATGGCAAAAGACTATTGATGAGCCATTTCGTGGTGTTATACGCGCCACGTTCCGGCAAGTCTTTGAGCCGTGACCGCACCAGCACTCTGGCAAGCTAGTTCGGCTTACAACGTCGGTGATGTTGTACAGGCCACCATCCAGCCAGCCACTGGCTTCTTTTTCCGCTGCACGGTTGCTGGTACGACCAGCGCGACGGAGCCATTTTGGCCAACCATCATCGGCAATACCACCGTTGATGGCACCGTCACTTGGATGGCGGTCACCATCCTGTCGGGTGATTTCCAGGCGCCAAACCCCAGCGCCATCATCGAGCTGTTTGAGCTGGAGCTGATCACTGCCATCCACGGCAGCAACGAAATTTACCGCTTCCACGCTGGCACCAACCTTGTCGATAACGGCGACATCATCTGGCGCGGCAATAGCTATCTGAAGTTTCCGATCGAGGCTGATGGCTTTGAATACAGCGGTCAAGGGACACTCCCGCGACCCAAGATCCGCGTCAGCAACATCTTCGGCACGGTTACGGCCATCATCTTGAGCCTGCCGGTTGGCCTGGAAGGCGCCAAGGTAACGCGCATCCGCACGCTGGCGAAATACCTCGATGCAGCCAACTATCCAGTCAGCGGTGATGTGCTGCTCACCGAGGATGACGACATTCTTTTACTGGAAGACGGCGGCAGCTTCCTGCTGGAGCCGCTTAATTCAACAGAGGATGCTACCGCTGAATTCCCGCGTGAAATTTACTACATCGACCGCAAGAGCGCCGAAAACCGCGACCTCGTTGAGTTTGAACTTGCTGCTGTTTTTGATCTTGCTGGTGTACGTGCCCCGAAACGCCAGTGCATCGCCAACCTGTGTCCATGGACATACCGCTCAGCGGAATGCGGCTATACCGGCACCAACTACTTCGATGCGGCGGATCAACCAGTACTGAGTGCTGCTGGTGATGTATGCGGCAAGCGGTTGAATAGCTGCCACCTACGTTTCGGGCAAAATGCTGAACTACCGTTCGGCGGCTTCCCAGGTGTTGGTACATTTAGCGGATGACGCAAGCCTGGCGCCAAACAGCACTGGATCACGCCAAGGCTGAATGCCCACGCGAGGCGTGTGGGTTACTGGTCGTTGTCAAAGGCCGCGAGCGGTACATCCCATGCCGCAATGAAGCGGCGTCACCAGATCAGATGTTTGTGCTTGCCACCGAGGATTATGCCGCCGCCGAGGATAAAGGCGAAATCATCGGCATCGTCCACAGCCATCCAACCACTGCACCACAGCCATCACCAGCGGATCGCACTGCCTGCGAAGCCAGCGGTTTGCCGTGGTACATCGTCAATCCAAACCTTGAAGCGTGGGGTGAATGCAAGCCGTGTGGCTACAAGGCACCACTGATTGGACGCGAGTGGGTGTGGGCCATCCATGATTGCTGGACGCTTGCCCGCGACTGGTACGCCGAGCAAGGCATCATGCTGCGCGATTGGGAGCGCTGCACCAACCCCGATGACTTCCAAGCAAAGCCGTATTTCGACGACCGCTGGAAAGCCACTGGCTTCCGCGAGCTGTTGCCGGAGGAGGAGCTGCAGCCTGGTGATCTGCTGTTTATGAGTATCGCCAGCCCCGGTTTGAATCACTGCGCCGTGTATCTGGGCGATCAGATGGTGCTGCATCATATGCAAGGAAGGCTGAGCAGCCGTGATCTTTATGGCGGTTGGCTCTTAAAATGCACGGGGAGGCGGTTGCGTCATGCTGCGTAAGATCAAGCTATACGGCGCCCTCGCCAAATTCGTCGGCCAACGTGTACTGGAGGCTGATGTCGCCACTGCCGCCGAAGCCGTCCGCTTTCTGGTAAGCAACTGGCCAGAGCTGGAAAGCCACATGGCCAAGCAGTATTACCGCGTCCATACCGCAGGCGAGGATCTGACGCTGGATGACATCCACAACCCCATGGGCCGCGAAATCCAGATCGTGCCTGTGATGGCTGGTGCTGGTGCATTGGGGCGGATTTTGCTTGGGATTGCGTTGATTGCACTGGCATTTGTTCCAGGTGTTGGTTGGGCTGCCGCCACTGCCACGGCGAAAGCTGGTCTTACTGCCGTCGGCACTACTCTTTTCGGTCTTGGCGCCAGCCTCGTCCTCGGTGGTATCGCGCAGGTGCTTACCCCAACACCCAAAACCGATAAAG